AGGCGATGCACTAATCTCTACATACGCTGATCCACTCCATCGATACGTCTTATTATTATCACGCGCAACATAAATCTTTCCAGTTTCGCCCGTAACTGGAAATGCTGCCAGATTGGCATACTCTAGTACGTCATCAACATAGCTAGGCAAAATAGCAGCAGGGATCAATCCCCCACCGTCAAGCCTTGCAAGACCATTTGCCTCATTAACGCTAAGCGAGATATTACGTGTTCGTGTAAAATACCCCTGCCCGTCCTGCGTACTCGTATCGCTAATCGTTAGCGGCAGACCAGCAGTAACTGTTACGTTCGTTAGGAACCGGTTGTCAACATACGTCTTAACTGCAAACTGCGTCGGTGTCGTATTGCCATCAGCACCACCAGTAGACGCAATCAGTGACGTATTATTGCTAACCTCACGCAACTGTTCGCCAACGGTACTAATCCCACCATTTCTACTAAATGGACCGATAAAGTTCAATCCGCTCAAATTAAACTGATCGGTGTTGATCGTTACACTGCCCGTTGTACCGTCAACTTCAAACTGACTGCCAACCTTAAAATCTCCCTTCTCGTTCGTATTGCTACTATAAACCCTACCATTGTTCGTCTCAACAATCGCATTAGCAGGAACTGGTACACCGCCATTCCACGGCAGCGCATCATAATTCGTCCCGCTACCAACAAACTCAAACGTATGCGATGGTGCACTAACCTGCGAACGATTCCTGAAATCAAGCCTCTGACCAGCCGTAATACCATCCTTCAGTCCACCATTCAACCCCGAGTAAAATACCACTCGATAACCTGCACGATTCGCTGAATCGTTTGCAACTGGCGTACCATTAGCATCAATCGGTACACTGCTCGTGACGATATATGCACTCGTCGGGCAGATAAACACCAATCCATTAACCGTTACATTCCCATTGCCCGCTGGTAGTACACTCTTTGTCGTCAGCGTGACAACACCGGTATCCTTGTTATACACCGCATTTGCTACACCATAATCAACGCCACCAATCGTTGCGCTTCCACCACTTACATACTCGTGCTCAGGACCAGACGGTGATGCAGCCTCTGTATAAGTAAGCGTATAATTCCCAGTCCTCACATAAGCAAATGTCTTGGCCTCCGCTACCTCAGTAACGGCATTCCTGGGAAATACCAACTGCGGGAACATCAATTGTCCCGCATTTGGTCGTGACGATGAATCACAAATGAAACTCAGCCCCGACAGCACTACACTGTCGCCAACAGTCGGTGCGTACCCGCTAGCAGTCAGTACCGTTACGCCAGTGCTCTTGGTGTAAACCGCGCTCGTAATCGGATACGCTGTTCCGCCAACAGTTACCGTGCCACCTCCCACATACTCATGGCTAATCGTGCTAGTCGCCAGCGTCACCGTAAACGTGCTGCCAGCAGTTGCACCACCACGCGCCGTCACGTTCACTGGATTACCAGCACTACCCAAACTGCCCGCACTCGGATACTTAACCTGCCGACCAAGCCTGTTAGCACTAAACCCAATAACATCAAGCTCCGTAACACCTTGCCTCAAGAACTGATACGTGCCTGTAGCACTCCCGCTCATGTCAATTGAGCTACCACCCACGCTGGCGCTCACCTTGAACGCATCAGCACTTAACCCTGACGCAATCACATAATAAACCGTATTACTCGTCAACCCCGTAGGCAAACTACCCTGCGTCGCGCTAAACACCACCTGATCACCAGCTACCAGCCCGTGTGCAACGCAGCTAAATACATCAGTCGTCACATCAATCGTGACCGTCTTCTCAGCCCTTACAGCGCCATACGCTGCAATACGTGCACCACCGGTGAACAATGGCTTCTTGCTATACCCATCAGCCATCAAGCCATATACACCAAAGTCAGTAGTCCCACCACCGCTTAAATTGACCTGGCCACCGCTCTCGGTCCTAACATGATATGTGCAAAATGTACCAAAGAAACTCACCAACTGCGCATACCCATCATTCAGCACCAAACACCCAGGACCACCCAAATTAACTTGCGTGTAGCTATCGACCACCATTGAACGAATCGGACTATTCTTCGCGCACTTCTCGCCGTCAACTCGGATGCCACCACCCGTATTACCTGTGCTAGCACTACCTGCCAAGCCGGCATCATCCTCAGCCGTAATACTGCTACAGTTCTGGATATAGGGACTCTTCAGTACAAACGCACCTAGGCCAACAGCACCACGCGCTGTATTATCTGCTAGCTCATCAAAATCAATCGCCCACGCTTGCCTGCTCTCATCTGCCTGATGACCAGCAAACGTAATCCCCCATGCCCAAAATCCAGAATCTACCTTGAAAATATCATTAAATTCCTGTCCCGCTGCAGGTTGAATTACCGTACTACGCAGCCCGCTACCAAATACCGTTACATCGTACTTCCATCGAATCGGTAAAACCGGCTCAACATAAGTACCAGGCGCGATAAACACCACATCACCCGGCTGCGCAATCAATGCAGCAGCTCTTACCGTACGCAGTGGTGAATCAACTGCCCCCGTACCTGACAAATCATTACCGCTCAGCGCAACATAAATACAATTCTCATGCTGCAGCTTCCCAAGTCGAATCAGAATTGCTGCAATATCAGCAGCAGTGCTGGCAAATCTTGCATCATTGCCAGCAGCAACAGTGCCAGCCGTCGTGCCAACATTCAGCAGGGCTGCGCCACCCAGTCCCATGCTGCTTCTTGCAGCAGACGCGTCAAGACCAGCGGCCCCGCCATCCCATTTCAGGCGATCCGCAAAAGCAGTGTCCCACTGCCCCTGTTTAGTGGTAGTAGGAAGCGCATAACCCGCCGAATAGCTGACCACCAGGCTTTCTGATCCACTGCCGGAAACGGAAAATCCTGTTGGCATGGATAGGGTGGAAAAGCCACTACCTACCACGCCGCCTCCGGTGATTGTATTAGCAAGAGCAAGCACAATTTGCTTGGGCTCGCTTTGATCAAAAACAATCTGAGGCGTTGCCTGGTTCATTTTGTTGATTGCCGAGAAAGACTGTATTCGCTATTGATGCCTACCGCGAGTAAGTGCGTGCAACAGTGGCGACTCCCTGCAACCAATAATAGCGCTCACCACTGCCGTTAGTAAGACTAACGTCCCACCCATAACGACCAATTGCGATGCCGGAGGTAATAGCAGGGGACATGGTAAGCAACACTTCACCGTTCGCGGCATCACTCACGGATCCGACAAAGGTGGCCACTTGTTGGTCATCCTGTAGACCCCTTACGTCAGCGTCAACCGTGTAACCATTTAACGAGATTGGTTTGGCGGCATAAAACAGTCCACTGCCAGAGCTGGTAACAGCAATAGCGGATCCACTAGAAGTCGCCCCAACTGCAAAAGTGTTATTGGTCAACCCGCTGCTTAACACGTAATACACGATGTTCATGTCAAGACCGCAAGGCTCTTTGAACTCCGACTGATCGTTTACCGGCTCTCCAGTAAAAACCACTCCGTCTCCCGCCACAAATCTATGGCATTCGCTAGTGAATAAAGTGACCCCGCTGCTTGTGGTCATGCTCTGAATGCCCTTGCGTGGCTCGGTCACGCGAAGCAACGCATTCCAAGATGAGTTTTGTAGGATGTCAATGTCGTAGGACGCTGGATAGATCATCGCGCAAGTCTTATCCTGGTGACAGTCTAAGCCATATCTTACAGAATCTCCCGCCATCCAAGCAGGCCAGTGGCTTTCGCATTGCCAGAGCTTGTCACGGTAAGCACCAGCTCCTCGCTGCTGCCGTCAACATTCACGCCAAGAGACGAAGACAACCCGGCGCCAAGGGGAAGCTCAACAGAACCCGCCGAGGAGAACAGTCCACTATCAATCACGGTGCCTCCCGACGCTGTAACCGCCAGCGCCACTGAGCTTTCGTTCGGCAGATGCGTGGATGAAGCGCTGCCTGAAACTGTTTCATTCCACAGGTCTGGCGCCTTGTCATAACGCAAGGTGCTTTCAAACAATGGAAAGGGACTGCTGATGCGCTGTCTGCCAAACGCATCAACAGTCCCGCTGTCGGGGCCAGATTGTAAAAGCTGTCCGCGATGGTCAGCTTCTATGACGGTTTCAAACTGCGTACTATTCCGAACAACCTGCCCCACAACCGTTCTTACATTTGCTCCATACTAAAGCACCCTCTTCTCTACAATGAGCAGTGCCGTATTCTTCTGCGGCTTGAATCATTGCGTTCACCACGGAAGTTGGAGAAAACCCGCAGCCAAGCAAGAAAAAGTAGAAATCGTTCACCAAGGCAGTGGTCGTTTCTCCATTGCTCTGATGGTTAATCTCAGACCAAGTGGACGTGTCAGAGATTGAGCCAGTGTCGTCAGCGGTGAAGCGATGGGAAAATGTGTAGGAATTGTGAAAGGGCATGAAAAGAGGGCTTGCGCCCTCGGAAGGTAGCGGACTGAGCGCGGCCTGTCAATGACCCTGCCCAATCCTCAGTTTGCGCCGATGGCTGGGCTTGCTGTGGGCTCCATTACCTTGCCTGGTGCGCTTGGGCTTAGGCACTGCTCGTTGATTGCGCTGTCCGCTGACGCCTGTCTTGGCCTTGACTGCCACGATGAAGAAGCGAAAGGAGCAGCTTAGCCCCTCTCGGCCTCCAGCGCAGCCACCCTTGCAGTCAGCTCCTGAATAGCAGCGGTGAGCAGGGGTACGAGCTTACTAGCGTCCACTCCTTGATACAGAGGGCCTTTCTCATCCATTGCATCCTTCGCTCCTGTCACGGCTTGAGGCACCACCTCCTGCAGTTCGTGGGCGATGAAACCTTGACGCCTTTCGCCAGGGGCGCTGATGAAGTTGTAACTACAAGGCTTAAGACGCGCAACGTCAGAGAGAGCAGAGCCGATGGGGGCAATGTTTTCCTTGAGCCGGTAGTCAGAAGTGGTGTTGAAGGCAGTGTCAGAAGCGGTAACGGAAATGCTGCCAACTTGTGTGCCAGCCCGACGCAGACTGATCAGGCTTCCAGCGTTACTCCTATTAAACAGACCAGCAATAGCGTCTTGAGCAGAAAAATAGCCATTGCCAAATGTGCGGACCGATGCCCCATAGACGCTGTTATCAGCCCCTGGCGTGTCAGAACCAGTCTGACCAATGCGCACATTTGCGCTGAAGTCGGGCGTAATCTTACTACCAGCAATAGCCGCAGAATTGTTGATGTCGGCATTGACGATAGTTCCGTCAGCGATCATGGTGCTAGTGACCACGCCGCTGCCGCCAGTCGTAATTACAGTGCCGGTTTCATTTGGCAGCGTAATAGTGCGATCCGCTGTTGGATTAGCAACTGCCAAGGCCGTTTCAAAGGCATCATCAACGCTTCCTTCAAAGAAAAGCGATCCAGTGGTGCCAATTCTTAGTTCGCCAGTCACCGTAGCGCCAGAGGCCTGCAGAGCCCCTGCCGCCACGTCATAGGCGCTCTTCACGGCTGTAGCAGTAGCGGCCAGCACGCTGCTAGTGGTGCTGGTGCTATTCGTCAACATTACAATGCCGCTTGCGCTCGTGGAAGCAGAAGCGATGGAAAGGGATGGTGTGGTTGCACCATTGGCAACGGTCAACGCCGCAGTGGTGCTGCTGACTTGAGTGACGGTGCCGCCACCAGAGACGGTTGCCCACTCCACGCCATAAGGAGCGGAGCTGTTTGCTTTCAAGACTTGACCGTTGGTGCCAAGACCGAGCTTTGCAAGCACCGTTGTTCCACTGGCGACAACCAGATCGCCCTTCACATAGGCAGACAGTCCAGTACCTCCCCTGGCTACTGCCAAGGTGCCGCTGGTCATGTTGTCTACATTCCTACATTCATTGTTGACTTCCTCGACAGCGGCTTGCACTGAAGTGCTGCCGATTGTTCCGGCAGGGGTGAAGCTGACATTGGCCGCCGTTTGCGACGTGTAGGACGCGCTAATGTCAATCTCAGTCCATGACGTGCCGTTGCTCAGGATGAGGTCGGGCGGAGATAGCGTGACGGCAGGAGCAGGAGCAGTGCCAGTCCCTCCACTAGCAACGACAAGGTAGTAATTCTGGTTAGCAGCAGCGGCAGAAACCAATCCACTGCCCGCCACCAGTCCAATCGCTGTGCCCTCGGGGGTGACTGTAGAGACTGTATTACCGCTCGCGTTGTAAGTGCCAGCGAAAACAATGCCGCCGATGCTGATGCCAATGGGCTGCCAAACGTTGCCATCCCACAGATAGAAACTCTTGTTGAGCGGATTGAAGAAGATTTGTCCAGTGAAGTCCGCTACTGGCAGGGTTTCACCAATCTGAGCCGTGGAGTAGTTGGCGAGCTTCGGCCCCGTGATGCTTGCATTAGCAAAGCGAACCGTACCAAACTCTCCGCTGGTAATCTTGTTCGTGTCAAGGTCGGGGATGTCGCCAGAGGTAAGCACCACTGCTCCAGTGATGTGACCCTGCTCGTCAAAGGTGATGCCGTTGAAGGTGCCGCTGGTGACACTATTGCCGTGATTAAAGGTGCCGTCAGCGGCAGCCACTAGACCGGTGCCAGGCTTGCTTGCGCCAGCACTGCCGGAGGCTGCAATGGGCAAGTCAGAAGCCTGCAGCGCCCTGAACGTCGGAGCGGCATCAGCTCCACTTGTCGGCCCCGCAAAGATCGTGGCGGCCTGCTGCGTGTCAAGCGCCGTGGTAATGGTTGCCGAAAATGCATCGGGATAAGCAACGGAAAATGACAGTGGCGTGCTGTCCGAGAAGGTGACAGTAGAAAGCCCCGCAAGCCGCTGCCACTCAGAGCCCGTCCAAGTGTATTCAATGCCAGTGTTAGTATTCACCCATTGCTGACCAATGAATGCACCATTGCCGATGGGGACAGTGGCGGCCACCACAACTGCCGAGTTGTCGTCAAACGCCTCGGGAGGGATGGTGCCAGACGCCAGCTTCGCGCCAGTCACAGCACCGTCTGCAATCTTCGCCGTGGTCACAGCAGAGTTGGCAATGGTGGCAGCAAATGAGCCCGTGCCAATGCCGGTCACGTCGCCAGTTAACGTGATCGTTTGATCACCAGTATTGGTGCCGCTGCATGTGCCATTAACGCTGCTTCCATCCACCCAAGTGCCACTGCCCAAGGCGATGTTGCCAAGGCCCAGTGCAGTGCGTTGCGCTGCAGCATCAGCAGCACCAATGATGGTACGACCAGCAGCAGTGCAGGCAATCTCTTCAACGGTGCCGCTGCCATTGATTCGCCCCAGAACTACATTGCCACTGGCAGTGGCTTGGATTTTGCTGTAGGTGACGGCACCATTAGCCAGTTGGCCTGCGCCAATGCCGTTGGCGGCAATCTGTCCAGAGGCAATCGTGCCTGATGCTATCTTCGCGGCAGTCACTGCACCATCAGCTAGCGCAGCGGTGTTGACTGAGCCACTCGCATAGGCAGCACTGCCAAGAGCACTCACCTTATCCGTGGTGACGCAACCGCTGGCCAGCTTTGCAGTTGTGACCTGCCCATCTCCAATGCCTCCACTGGGCATCACCACCTGCTGGTAGGTAGCCCCGTCGTAGATTTGCAGATTGCCGGTGGAACTATTGAAGTAACCGCGCCCTTCAAAGTTGTCGCCTGATGGTACGACGGTGGCAACCACCACTGAACTATCAGCGGCAAGTTTGGTGGCAGTAACGGCTCCGCTGGCAAGCGCGGCTGTCCCGAGCTTGGTGGTGCTTGCTTGGTTCAGCAGTCCAAGATCAATCGTGCCGCTCGGTACCAAATTAATGCCACCAGCAAGCAAGCTACTGGCTTTGATCTTCTTGGTCTGGCTAGAACTAACGTCAACAATGGGCAGCACATCGCCAGAGGCAAGCGCGGCCTGAGGAAGCTCCCTGAGTTGTGTAATGCGTTCGTCCGACAAAACGCTACTCCATTGACAATGTGCTATAACCCATCTTAATCCTCAACTTCCTTCAACAGGTAGCCCAAAGATTGCTCAAGTTCAATTCTGTCGTTGTCCTCCTTCAGCACATAGCCAGAAGGCTCGCCAATCAGAAGCCTGATTTCTCCAGTGGTGATGAAGTCAACAGCACAGGAAACCACGCTGTCGTCGTTCACCTCCACGCCAGCGCGAGTGACCATTGCCTTCATCTCGTAGTACACCGTTTGATTAAGGGCATTCTTGGTGCGATCCGTCAGGTAGAGGGCTAGGTCAAACTCACTGCCAATGTCAATACGATGGATGAGCTGAAGAAGCAACACCGGAGGCTCCGTGATGCCAGTGGTGCCGTAGTCAAACAAGCAGTCAATAGTGCCAGCTCCAGTGATCAAGCCAGCCGCATACTGCTTACGGAAGTTGTCAGAAAGAGCGGTCACGTCTATTGCTTCGCGCTCAGTGTTGAGCACATAGCCGCTGACATTGCCAAGGATGTTGTAGCTTACGTCCCTCACCTTCATTTCAATGGTCAACGGATCACCAGCAAACTCCGTCAAGACAATCTCTGCTGCCCTATTGTTGTTTACGGCATCTTGAAACGAAGTGAACAGTCGCAAGCCGCCTGCTGCGTTTACGTTGATGTAGACCGAGACGGAATCTTCTGTGGTATTGCTATCCCAGAATGACGATGAAAGAAATACAAGACCGCGAGCATCCTCTGTGGTGATGTCCACGCGATCACCAGTGATGAGGTTATCCAGGCTCTTGTCAAAGTTCAGGCGATTCAGAGCCGTGTTTACGTCGTCACTCAACACCACATCAGTGATCAGCCCATCCTCAGTGGACGAACCACGACGCAAGCGAACATTGCCTTGGTGACCGGTAAATACAGCCATCAGCTAATCACGTCAACAAAGTCGCCATCCATCGTAAATTGAATGGGAACGATACTAAGTTCCCCGGTACTGGCTCCCACCTGTGCGCTAGTGATGTAGGCGTTGAACCGGATGTCATCGTTTTCTTGCCCACCTGCGTTCAATCGAAGAAGAACTCGCTGGTTTTCGGTGATCGCCCCTTGCCGCATGATTTTGCCCAAAAGCTCGGTGAACTCATTGAAAGTTGCATTTTCGCCTTGGCCAAGTCTGTAGTAAATCAACGTGGCCGACCACGTGGCACCCTTGATGCCAGGCGTGAAAGTACTGGCAATGTCATCAATGGCGGTGGTGCTAAGTAGTTCAACGGTAGTATCAAGCGACCAGTCACGGATCTTAGTGACGGGCTTCCCATCAAAGCTCAACGAGCCAGTGCGCCCTGTATAGAATCCCATTGTTACGGCAAGACTTTGCCATTAGTCTAAACAACCCTGAACAATTCGTCGCTAAAGTCGGCCACCCTGCTAAGCAGCAAGGCACCACTCTCCTCGCACGGATGTTCAACGGCCTTCACTGTAATCTCCCCTTCCTCGTCCATTGACACCTCAGTAGCGCGGAAGACACGCTTCCTGTTGGCTGCCACTCCCAGGACAAACATTTGCCCCTCGTAGTCCCTGAGCGTATTTGATCTTTGATCAACAATGCTCACGCCGTCCAATGACACCACCTTCCCTCCTGACTTGTAAAGCAATATGCTGTAGGTGCCATCAGGAATACGGTCGCTCAATGGAGCGTTCAAGGAGCCATCATCACCAATGATGCCGGACGATGTGCGCTGCCAGCTCACGAGCCCAATATCCACATAGATGTAGGCACCAGGGCTGATCGGGCTATCAGTTGGGAAAGTCTTGAACTCCAGCCCCTTCCTCACCCATCGCCTTTGATTGCAAAGTAGCTTGCCGTAGAGGATGGCTTGTTCCCTTGTCGAAACAAACTGGCTCAGGTCGAACGTTTGCCGCAGCGCAGTTTCCTCGTCCACGCCCTTCAGCGCCACCTGCACGCTGGCGTCCCGAGGAAACACGTCTTGCTGCTCAGTGTCCCTGTAGATGATGGTGGCAATCAAGTCTTGCGTGGAGTCTCCATAATCCAAAAACTCCTCCTTGTAGCTGCCCTCAAGCACGTTGCCAGCGGTGAACATGGCGCTGATCTGCACCTGCCGGTTAGCGCGGCCAGCGTTGTTGCAAGGGATGGCAGGAATCAGCGTGTCTTTGCCTCCCACGCGAGCAAGCTCCAAGAGACTGAAGGGCGCCGTTTCCGCCCAGAACTGCCGCCAAGACGATGGATCAGCAATCACGCCATCCATGAACAGTTCAGTGCCGAGGCCATTGTTTTTGCAAAACCGTTTAGATAGTGCCAAGGTCTGCCAGTCGATCCCCTGTTCCTTCGCATATTTGCCAATGCCGTTTTCACTGTCCAGCACAGTATCGGCAAAGATGTCTGGCGCGTAGCTTGTGCTGTCTTGGCTCAATGAATAGGAACCATCATTGTTCACCACATAGCTTTCCTTTCCTTACGTCACCTAGGCAGTGATTGAGCGCAAGT